TGCGTGGCGTTGCAGGAATCGAACCTGCAGTTGCATCCCCCGATGCAATCCCTCATCTGTGAACCATCACAACGCCGATCTCTTGGGGCAGAAAGGACAAGCACCCCAAGAAGTTTAGTTAACTGGTTTTGCTCCCAGTTGTGCCAGCAATGCTTGAACCGCTGGGTCGTTGATGTTGGCAGGGGCAGGTGCCGCCGCAACTGGCGCAGGCGCAGGCGCTGCACCAGCGTTTCCAATAAATGCGTTTGCCTTTGCCACTGCATCAGCATCGCCTGTTGCATCTACAAGAATCCACGGCGCAGACTTTCCAGGCTTTGCCGTTCCAGTGGAAATTCTGGCCAATACTTTTTGGCCGATCTTTGTTTTCAATGCGTTCTTCAAAGCTACATTAAAGAACAACACTGATTCGTGGCTCAGGCCAGTATCTAAATCGTTGATGCGTACTTCAATTGCATCTGCCTCACCATGAACTGTTTGAATACCTGTTTTGAATTCAATTGGTTCAAGGATAAGCAAGTGTCCGTTCAAATCAGCAACTTTTACTGATTCTGTGTTACTGCTAGGTGCTGAAAATGCCATGTGACATTCCCCCGTTTCTTTTTGGTTGGGTGTTAGTTTGTTTCTAACTCTGTTGGTGGTGTGAGTTCAGCCAATTCTTTGGCAATATCGTTGATTGTTTTGGCAGGGATACCGCACCCGCAACCATCACGCTCACACATTCGTATCACCATTGCAGGCAACTGATAGATCAGTGCTAAAAGGGCGATAGTAAGGGCAATACATACACATTCTGCTAGGTGTTGCTGGAATCAGCGGCCACATCGCAGGTGTAGTTTCAACATCAATGGTAGATAGCAATGAATAGACTGAATCAAGGCGAGCAAGTGCATCAAGTGCTGCCTGCTCGTCATAATTGAACAATTCAATGTGCATATCCTCAATGGAACCGCCTGTTGGCAAGAAAACAAGGCCAACCTTATTTACCGCCGCGCCTTGCTGGGCTTTTCCATATCCGTAAAGCTGAACCTGAGTAATCTGTTGGCTGGTGGCACCTTCACTGCGCTTGGCTTTAACACCTGCAGGTGATGTGGTTTTCCAGTCCAGCACATAACCCTTTTCAATGTCGAAAAGGTCAATGGTGCCTGCAAGGTTGGCGCGAATCTTTACTTTCTGCTCGACCTCATAACGATCAGGAAATGCTGAGAAGATATTTTCCAAAAAAGAGTGGATGGCGGTTCCGACACTAGCAGCCCAGGAACCGCCACCCGATTCATTTGCCTTATCCCAATCAAGCAACTTGTAGGCAAGTCTGCGTACACATTCTTGGCCTACTTCAGATGGGCCGATGTAAACCTGTTGGCTTCGTGGTGACCACTTGCTTGCTTCACTGATGATGCCACCTAGTTCAACGGCCAACTGTTGTGCTGGATTGTGCAAAGGCGTAAATGTCATTTGTTAATTGTCCTCGTTCACAATAGAGAATCTGCGGGATATAGATACTATCTCAAGAGCCTCTATAACTTGTGCAGGTAGGATTTCACGGGCGCGTTTGGTATCAAAGCGCCTTGATTCAACAAATGAATAACGAACAACTGGGCGGTTAAGAAACATCCCAGTTTGATTATCGCCTAATGCTTGCTCGATGTGTGCGCGAGCTACATCTGCGACTTCTTGCAGTTCTTTGATCTTGGCTTGTGCAGATTTATACTGCTCCAGCCAAGCGGCAGTGTTGGCATCAAAGTCCACCACGCCTTTACCTGATTCTACGCTCATATTGACCCCCATCAATAAAAATTGTTGCGTTTGAAATGTTCCCACGCCCCGCAAGGACCGCTAGAACCGTACTTTCTGCCTATGTAGGCCAGTGCCGCAACAGTTTGAGCAACAGTTGATTTACTGCGCTTCATACCAAGATTTTTGTAAGTGCCATCCAATAACTGCCCAACACCTGATGCGGTGCTAGTTGGATTCTTCTTATCTTGCCAGGCGCTTTCTTTACTCATAAGAGCATTGAAACACTTGAACTGTTTTGCGGTAAGTAGCTCACGAGCCACTTCTTTTGGATTGACCTGCATCAACGCTGGGCGATCTTTGTAAATCACCAGTTGCGGTACTGCAGGCGGTGCCATTATTGCTTGAACTGATAGTGAAGTGCCTATGCTAACCACGATGATTAACCCAAGCCTTCGGATAAGTTTTTTATCTGTTGGTGTAATGAATCTGCTCCTTGTTCAGTTGCTGACCATTTGCTCACAACTCGCTTTGCATAACTAGGCGATGTGTTCAATTGGCCTGCAATTTCGTTAGCAGATAATCCTTTTTTATGTAAGTGAATAATGTTCAATGCCATACCTTTGAAGGTGACATTCTTATCCTTTACAACAACGGCATTTCTTTCGACTGGCGTTGAGCCACCCCAAATGCCGTGAATTATCTGTTTTTCTAGTGCGTACTCCAAACACTCCTCACTGTGAATACAACTTGCGCATATTGCTTTAAGTTGGTGCAGTCTTTCTGCCTCTTGTGATCGGTTGTCAGGAAAGAACAAGTCCTTATCCTTAACATCTGAACACTTTGCTTGAACAAATCGTGGCAAATCAACAAAGAAATCAAAACCTTTCAATGCTTTTCTGCTATCCATTGCTGCAAATCCTGGATTACCCAGGCTTTTTCTATCCCAGCGTTTCGGCGCTTGAGAATGATGTAATGCAATGGCACCTCAGATAAACCGCGAGCCTTTGCATAGTTTTCTGCCTCAACCTCAGCTTCACGCCAAAATTCAGGCAAACTTATTGTTTTACGATTCTTGAGTTCAAGAATGTATTGCTTGCCAGCAATGATTGCGACTAGATCGCCTTCATCGTGCTTACCCGCCTTCACCAAACGCTCACACAAGGCACCAGCACTGCGAAGCCAACGCATAACATCGGTTTCAAATTGTGCGCCTTTGCGCCCGTTTGGGTTAGCCACTATTGAACTACTTTAAGTGATGGGTAATTGCCTTGAGCCTCACGCCCAATGCGGGCAAACTTAACTGCTCGAAGCAAATCTTCAGCCAAAATCAAGGCTTCTTGCTCGCTCATACTGCAAAGTAGTGGTGCGCCATCGCCTAGATTCTCGCGTGCAGTTTCTAATCGGTCAAAATGTCCTTCGGCCTTGACTGATTCTGCGCAGATACCCTGCAGTTCCATCAACATTTTATGATCAAAGTTGCCGACCACATCTTCAAGCATATCCTTGACTGCATTTTGTTCTTCAAGGTACAGAGCAATGTGTCCATCTGAATGATTGTGAAGTGAAAATAGCGGTTCGCGTGGTTTCTTTTCAAAGTTCAATTGCCTTCACCTATTTCAAAAGCTGAGATGATGATTGCATATAAGGCCAAAAGGCCAATGACTAAACAAATCAAGCCTAACCAAAACATAGTTTTCCTTTCCGTTCAAAGTAGGTGCGCACATACTACACACACTTAAACAGTGCAACGCTTAGACTCGCTGAACCTCAATCTGAAAAGGTGCGGCGGTGTTAATGTCGTATTTGGCAGAGATTGCAAGAGCCTCAAGAATCCGATCTGTTGCCCATTCAGGGTTGGCAAGGTTCGGCAGTTGCCCCGCCAATGCGCCTAGCGCGTAGGCAGAGCCTGAGCCGATTGCATACAGGCCATCTGCGCTTTGATTGATACTCAAATCATCGCCAATCTCAAAGACATTGCCAGCAAATGCCATCAAAAAGCCAAAACTTGCACCATCTTTGTCAAAGTCGTAGCCATTAGCTCGAAAGGCAGCAATGATGGCTGGCACAATCTTTTTGCCCATAAACTTCACAGGATCAGTGCCATCAAAGGCTGGCGGTTTCCAGTTGTAGGTCAAAATATCCCCTGGCCTGCAATCGCCTCGTACTGCCAGTAAGTATTTGCCTAGTTTGACAATCTTAGGCGTGCTAGGGGAAAGGATGCGCTTATCGCCATCTGTCACCTGAGAGTCTGCCCCTAGAATGGCAAAATCAGGCCCCTGGAAGGCAATGGCGGTGGTCATAGGGGTAAGTGTAGGGCAAGGCGTGAAAACCCTAGCAATTCCCCAATTTCTTCGGGTTTCCACGCCTTGATTTGAGCCTAACACGCCCAAAAAGCGTTATCAAATCGTTATCAAAACAGGGGGTCAATCTTGCCTATCTGTATATACAGGTGCTATCTTTTACTTATTGGGGAACGGCCTCAATAGCTTAATAGAACGGATCAGATTATGACAAAGACAATGCACACTTCAGTTAGAGTTGATTTCTCATTTGAAGAATCAACAACTTCACAAGATATGACACGCATTGAAAAGAAAGTTGCAACTCTAATTAAGAACTCTGATTATGAAGCAACTGCAAGTTTCTTTGCACTAAAAAATGAAATTATGGTTGTTATCACTTTTGATATTACTTTTTTTAGTGGCAAGTTTTTTGATAAAACACGCACACCATTAACTCGCTTGATTGATAGCCACAAGCAACCTGCAACTTACCAATGGGATTACACAACAATTTCTAATACAGAAATGGCGGTTGCATAATGTTTACCACCAATTACACCTGCAAGTGCAATGCCTGCAAAGAAACATTTGAATCAGTGATGAAAGTCAACCTATGCCTGCCTTGTTTTGAGGCTTATCTAGCGAAATTGGAGAATAAATAAAATGGGTGCAATGAAGAATCTAGTAATTGAAGTAGCAGATAATATGTATCAAATCAGTCGTGACCTTAATCAAGCAAGTGAAACATCAGATTTTGACGAGATGAAGCGCTCACTACGCAGTGCAATTGTGAACTCTGCATTAGTCATTGCACAAATTCAAGAATTGGAGCGTTGAGATGGCAAGAAAGCATTGGTACGATGTGCAAATGACTACTATAAAATTTGTTCGGATTTATGCAGAAGATTCTCAAGAAGCACAAGAAAAAGCTGAAGAAAAATATGGAGCAATATGGATAGCTGAAACTGCATCAAGAGAGGATGGAACAATAGAATGATTACAAAGCGTGGCAAGCAAGTACGCGCAGTTGCTATTTTCTTTGCACTGATCTTGATTTGGCAGGTTTCTGCAAACCTTTGGTGGGTCGGCATTGATGCACCCAGCGCCCAGTTTCTTGGCTGGTGTTGGGGTTCAATGAGTCAATGCGTGGTTCTATGACACCATTGCGTTCAATACGAGTGCCTGAAGAACTTTGGCTGGCAGTAAAGGTAAAGGCGAAGGCCAATCACTTTACTGTCACAAAGATTGTGATTCTTGCACTGCAGGATTATTTGAAGGATTAGACAAGCAAGAAGCCCCGCACACTTAGGAACGGCTAAGTGGCGGGGCTTCTTTATGGGGGCGTTTTAGCGCCTAAACTTAACTTGTGGCAATCTCGCCAGCAATTGCAAAATATGCAGCGCCATCTACAAAACTATCAAGATGATCAGGTGATTCAATCAATCTTGCAACCTTGACAAGTGCAAGGCACATTGCAGCTTGAGATGGAGAAATTTCTTGTTCTAAATAAATTGACCACAAACCAGCAATGCGCTGATGATTTGTTAATGGCTTTCCATAATTCTTATTGCGATCACCGTGAGTAAGGTGCTTGGCTTCATCTAAGATTTCACCGCGTTCCATCATCCCCCATCTCATACCAGCCATCGCCCCAAAGGGTCAAAAGTCGCTGAAAGTAAGCCTCGTATTGAAGGGCGATAGTATCAAGGTTATAGAGCGATACCGCACGATTGCGGATTTTAGCGCGGTCTAGGTATCTCACACCTTCGGCTGCCTGCATAAATTCACGCAAAGTACGGCATCTAAAGCCTGAAGTTTCAGGGTTGTTCTCAGTAAACGCGCCCCAATCAGTTGTGATTGTAGGCGTGCCACAAGCCTGTGATTCGATGACTACATTGCCAAAGGGTTCTACATAAAGAGTTGGGGCAAAGGTGGCAATCGCACCGCCCATTAACTCAGCGCGTTGGGCAGGTCCTACTGATCCAACGAACTCGCCGTATCCTGATTGCTCGCCAGGACCAGCCAAAATCAATCGCTTGCCTAATCTTTGGCACACTTCTTGGGCAATTCGGTAGCCTTTTCGGTCAATTAACCGACCAATAAACAGGTAATACTCGCCATTTTGATCGCCTAAACCATCGCCCATTGGGAACATTTCAGGTTCTAAATACCCTGGAATCACGGCATCATAGAACTGGCCATCGGCAGTAGTCGGGTTTTTCCACCCTGCATAGATTGAGTGCATCCAAGCATACGATTCAAAGACTCGAAACTTGGCAAACACACCGCCGTAGCCAACGCCAAATTCCACCGCAGTATGCGATGGAAAGGCATCGGCAATTGGCTTTTGTGCGCTGCCGCCGATAAGACAAATGAAATCTTGCTTCTCAATGCGCTGGCCAATTTCTTCAATGGCCTTTGCATTGAACTTATCCCAAAGCCACCCATCAAAAGGGAACTGGGTGTAGTGAGCTACACCTGCAAGTGCTGCCTCTTGTTGCTTCTTTGAAACGCAAGTGATCAGTTCAGTAACAGGTGCTTCGACTTCATCGCCAGCATAAAGGAATACTTCGTGGCCTAGATCGTGCATCATTATGCAGAATCGCCTGACCTTTTCAGTAAAAGCGCATCCGGCAAACTCTTTTGTTACCTGTGTGTGTGGCAGTGCCACGATGTGAAAACGCATTGATTCCCCCGAATCTGTTTTAGAGCGTTATTTGGTGAGATTCATTAGTGCAATTCCAGTTGCAAGTTTCTGCATCTAGTTCAGCTTCATCGTGACATTTTGGCAAAATAAAGGCATCTAATGTTTCATTGTAGGTAAAACCAATGCCTGCATAGTGCTTTC